ACTATATGCTGTAAGTATTTTTGTAGCATCTCTATAAGCTAACGAAGATGTCCTGCCTGCAGCCGCTAATTTTGTTTGTGCAACAGTTAAAGCAGCTATATCAGCCTTACGCATAGAACCTACCTGTGCCCCGCCTGCTTGAAAGTTTCTTCTAGCTAACGCAGCTGCTTGACTTTCGTCTTTGCTCAATCCTGCAGCAAAACCACCTGTACCGCCTTTACCGCCCAGTAAACCTCCACGACCAGAAACTTCTTTATTAAACTTTTTAGAAGCATCAGTAATTATCTGAAAACTACCCTTAATTTTTTCAGCTCTACTAGCAAAACCTGAAGATAAGGTACTAAGATTGTTTAATCCGTTTTTAGCAAAATTAGATATAATTTGTAAAGATTTACCAAAAACTAAACTAAGAACTCCTCCAAATAATAACAAAGCGTTTCCTGCATTATTATTGAAAAAATCTATAAAAGGAAGTAAAAGTTTACCTACTATAAGTAAGAAGTCTTTACCTAAGTCAGATATAGTAACTCTAAGCTGTTCTAAAGATTTTTGTAAAGAATCAGAACTAGTATCTATAGATGAGAATTTTTTGTTACCTTCGTCGATAACAGCGTTAACAAAAGCCTGTCTTCTTTCAAACTGCGTTAAACTAGTAGCGGAAACATTTAAGGATGAAGCGTAGGCTCTAACAGCAGGATCAATACGAGTAAAGATACCTAATTCGTCCAATAGTTCTGGTTCTAATTTAGCCGCACCTCTAGTAACTCTTTGAAGAGCATCCTGGAAATCTCTACCAAGAGCACGAGAAGCTCCTAATGCAATTTTACTTAGTTTTTCAATTTGAGTAGTATTAAATCCTGCAGAAAGCGCGATGTTCGCGTTTTGTGCAGTTTCAGCCAGAGTCAGCTGTCCTTGTGATATTGTTTGAAGAGATTTAATAATAGTAGGACCACTTTGCCCAATAGTCCTAGCAAGAGCATTTGTACCTTTTACAATAGTTTCTGCTTCTGCAGCTTTAGATAAGGCCATGTATGCAGCTTCAAGAGCAAAGATTGTAGCAGCAGCACCAGCATAAGCAGCTACTAAGCCGCCTAAGCCAGATGCTTGTGCCGAGAATTGACGACCGGCACTTGCACTACTTTGTCCAAGTCTAGTCTGTGCTTTAGTTACTCCATCAGTAGCTGCAGCAGTTGCTGAAGCACCTTTAGAGGTAAAACTAGTATCTACTACATTCTTAATTATGCTCAACTATCTTGCTCTCTTTGCTTTGCTTAAAGATTCTTGCTCTTTTCGCTTTTGAGTATAGAATTTTGATAATTCTTGTTCTGCTAATTTTAACATCTCAAAAACTACCTTGCGATCTTGTATTTCATAGATATCCATAATCGCAGATAAACCACTATAGTCTTTGCCCATCCAAGTACCACTCATACCATCCCAATTATCGGGTAAAGCATTTAATAATACCAAAGTTTGTTGAACTTCTATTGATAAACTAGAAGGGTCTAACGGCATCTGATTTTCGTCAGGTTCCCAACCCATCTGCTCACAAAGTAGTAAATACTGTTCTACGTCAATGCCACCTCCGTTTAAAGAATTACGGAGGTAGTCAGTTAGTTTTTTGAATCAGTTTCCGTTTTTTTCTTAGAAAACTGTTCAAAATCATTCATAGTATCAGTAACAAACTGGTCAAAGATTGTAGAATTTTTAAGTAATTCTAACGCTTCTTCTACACTATATTCGATATTTTCGTTGGAGTCCATAGTAGAAATGTCAACTGGTAACAATAGAGGTAAGTGCTTAACTTTTAAGCCCCTCCAGTCAGCAACAGCTTTTTCAGAGTAGGCTTCAAGAAACTTATCACTGTCTACCTCTTCTTCGCGTTGACGAGTTCTTTTGTTGAATTTATACTGTAAGCTTTGACCTCTAATCTTAACTAGATCTTCTCTTGTCAAAAAGCGTAAATTCACCTCAAAGCCATCAATATCAGGGAATTCTACCCATGTTGAAGTCTCTTTGGCGATCATATTTTTAATTTTACTCATGATTTTCCCTCATTTGTTGGTGAGTGTCTATTTACATATCTGCTTTCAAAGGTGAGGGGGGACCTTGATTTGCAAGTAAATAGACACTCTCTGGTTAAAAGTTAATGTTCCCCCTCAGAAACATTTTATTTATTAAGCTTTAGCAGCAAATACTGTAAGCTCTCCACCATCACCTTTGCTGGCAGTTGGTTCTTGTGCAACGAAGTTAACACTCATTGAAATAACATCTTCAACAGCTAGTGTTGGAAATTCAAACTGACATGCATCTAGCTGTAGAGCTAGATAAGGAGCAGTTGCACCGCCGATAACTAGGTTAGCATTAGATGTTTGTGCAGAAGCAGTTCTGCTATCATTTGCAATGTTGCGTAAGAACTGAGCAGACTCTGTATCACCTGCACGTAAGTACATAGTGGCAGAACCAGTAACAGCGCGTGTTCCTGTAAACTGACCGATAGGTGAGTTTAGAGCAGCTAGCTCTTCTGGTGTTAAATAAGTAATATTGTTGTTATAGTCAAAGCTTAAAGCTGTAACAGGGAACGTATACTTAACATCAGAACCACCAGCACTAGGAGTGTGGTGGAATTCAATAGAACTTAAGCGATTTTTAATAAATGAGTTAGTACCTGAAGCACCAGCTACATTCATTGTAGCAAACGGGTGATAGCTAGAAGCAGCTTCAACGTTAGCAGAGCTAGAGTTAGCGGAAACAGTTGATCCGTCATTTAAAATACCGCCAAATACAGAAATAGCATTATCACGAGGAGTTCCTGTAAGTTCTGTCAGAGTTGTACCAAAACCGCTCCAGGTAGTAGTAGCGATTTCTTCAATGCCCGCGTCAACGGCAGCACCATTAACAGTAGAGCTTTCAACTTGATAAATAACGTTATCTAGTTTAAAGTACATATGATTCTCAGGCATTGTTGAGAAGTTTGAACGTGAGCTATGAGCGCCTGTTGAGGCAGCTACGTTAGTAGTAACTAGTTTACCACCACTAGTCCAGACTGATTGTTCAGCTGTGCCAGAAGTTGGTTTAGTATTAGATACTAGAGATTGCCACATAAACCAATCAGCTACGGGCTTAGAGTTACCTGTTTGAGCAGTGCCTGAAGCGGAACCGCCGGCTGCTGCACCAGTAACAACACCTGTTGGTCTAATGTATGTCTGTAAATTCCAATCAACTGGGTTGATTGCTGTGTTAAATCTTTGCTGCGAACGATCAGGTGTTGTACCAGATTCTAGACTGGTGATGTCCTGCGTAGCGGCGGATGACGATACTGCAAATCCAGCAAGCACTTCTAGCTTCCAGGTGTTTGAGGGCGTCATAGCGGTAACAGCTGCTCCTCCGTTTAAATCAACGGACGAGAAGAATACCTCGGAATTTCTTTGTAAATTAAGAGATGCCATATTTATTTCTCCTTAGTTTTCTAGTCTATAGACTACTGATAATTCAATTTCTGCTATACCATAAGGTATAGCCAATCCCTCATCCATAGTTATATTATCTATCGTTATATCTAATATACCCTTATCAGGATTGTCGCCTAATGCGTATATAATGTGTTCAACGTCTTGAACAAGATTATCAGATATAGTTTGCGAATTATCTTCTCCATATACGTATCCTCTTATAATAACGTCTAACGTAGCTACCGTCAAATTTTCTGATTGAAAATCTCGAATTTCGGTCCCCGCAGAGATATACAGGGCAGGAAAGTCATTGACTTCATCCAAGAATTTAATTTTGCGATATACGTTATCAAAAAGGTTTAATTCAAAAGTATAACTACTATCATAAGGAGAGACTTCTCCATCAATTTCTTTTAATCTAGTTACTAAAAATTGAACTATCTCAGTTCTTCTATTTACAGGCATTAACTCATCCTCTGTATTTTAAATTGTCTTGAGTAGGTTTTTTGAGCTACTTCACGTATACTTCTAGTAACCTGCTGGTCGGGGTCATATCCATACTTTTCTAAGTGACTATAAAGAGGTAAGTAATAAAAGCTAATTAAGTTATTTCTATAATTAGGAACAACTCTTACACTACTCCTAAACCTGCCAGAACGTTCTACTAAATTAGGTTGTCTAGGAATACCGCCTTTTCGCATAGTTTTCTGCAGCTGATTCTGTACTAAGGCTGTCCACTGTACTCCCGAAATAAATCCTTGTACTTTATTCATCACTTTCTTTGGAAGTTTAGGTTTTTTAATTTTTGCTGTACCTCTAGATATTATCGCAGAACCAGCAATATAAGCAAGTGCATGGTTAAAACCCATACTTTTTAAAAATTTTTGAATCTCACCAGTAGTCATACCGCTAGGTAAAGTAGCCATCTCAGATAAAGCTTTTAAAACAGTTATTCCTAATTCCCCATCTAACTCTCTTATAATTACCTTATTCATATCGTTTAGAGCTTTAGTTATAGTTCCCCCAGTAAAATATAAATTTAAACGTATCGTCTCTACAGACTCGTTCTCATCTAACTTTACTGTTACTTTCATTTTTCCAGCTTTTACAGCTTTTTTAATCTCGGGCCAAGTAAACTTAATAGTTCTATTTTGTAAAACTCCTCTAAACTGTACAGGTATATCAATAGAATTAGCTTTAGCTATTAAACTACTTTTAATAGCTCTGGCAGCGGGGCTTCTTCCATCAAGTATTTTTATCAATTGATCAGGATTACCAGCGTTTTTTCTTAAATTTCTTACTAAACTAGTAGTCCTAACTTCTTGACTTTCAGCTTCGAGTTGTCCGTCTTCTAATTTAAATCCTGTTAATAATTCTTGTTTACCTGTCTTTAAGGTAATTCCACTACCACCAGCTAATCCTACTCTACTTTTCCTTAGTACGCCCTGGTCTGTTTCTTTAGTTGCTACTAGTTTTTGTTCACGCAATTCAGCGGAACCATCAACAGTTACAAAAAAGTCTGGATAAAATCCCCCCTTACCTGCTGATATTTGTCCCCCACCTAGCTGCTTAACTATAGCTAACTCTATTTGACTATTTAATCTACCAGCCAATGATGTTAGTACACCTTTATACTTACTATTTATTCTAGAAGCGGCATATAGTTGCTGAGATGTTTTAAGGGCCTTAGACAGTGCTAAAGGCCCTTGAGATCTGATATTTAATTTACTGTCAGAACTGGTTACTTGACTTGTAATAGTAGAGTTAACAAGAGGTACAGCTCTTACCATTACATTATAATCCTGTACATGTCTAAAATACGTTTTATATGTGGAGGAAAGCTAGAAGCTAAAGGATATTTATCCCCACTCTCACCCTCGAAAGTAAAACCCTTTTTATCTTGATCTTGTTTGTACACTAGTTTTATAAAATCTAAAGTAGCCATCTGTAAGTCTAATGGTACGGTATTATTTTGATAACCCGCATTATAAGAAACTCTTACGCCACTAGGATATCCTTGAAATATAGCAGGACCTGCTAAAGTCATGGAAGGCCAGGTTCTCTGTACACCACCTTTAACTGTAGCAGAAGAATTTGTTTCTCTTATTATCTCCCCATGATCTCTACTAAATGTGTAGTCATTAATAGCTCCGTGCACGTCAATAATAGAGGTGGATCCTTGTTTACCATCAAAATGTAATAATAATACGGTATCATCGTCTGGTCTAAATTTATTGCTAGGAGCAGTAAAATCAGAAGAGCCATACATAGCTTTATTAGTGACTCTTAAATCATCAATATAGCCTTTAAAAGTAGTACCTATCTGTACATTACTAGTGAAAGTTAGTTCAGCTTCGCTGTAATTTGCATCGGCTACAACATTACCGTTATAGTGCATGTATAATTTTTCGTCATCTAATTTTCGTGATACCGCTATATGTGCCCATTTACGCTTAGAAAATTGTTGAGCTTCAATAGAAGTATTAGCTCCTTGAACTACGGTAGGAGTACCAGCAACATTAGATTCAAAAGCTAGACCATACTGGTTAGATGTTCTAAATTGCATATAGTTACTAGCGTCAGTATTTATTGCAAATACTACATTATCTTGTAAAGTAGCTTCGTCAACTCTAACAAATGCTTCAATAGTGAAGTCACCCTCGTACATCTTTAAATTGTCTGGAACTGAGTTTGCTACTACATAGTCAGAGCTATCTAATTCTAAACTAGATTTGCCAAATTTCTTAATTCTAGTAGTTAATTGTGCGTTACCTACAACAGTAAAATCTACGCCATCAGAACCGCTATTAACTACTGGCGTACCTATAGTAGTAGAATCGTTTAATATTTGATGCTCAGAGCCGTTAAACTCTGTTACCTGGTATACATTATTTAGAGGCACCCTACTAGTAAATACTGAAGCTTTACCTCCATCAAAAATCTCTACATAATCATTAGCTAATAATTCTTGCCCGATATAATGCTCTACTACGCCAGTAGCGTAGGATATTATATTTGCTAATCTAGCATCTTGAGTTGTGCTAGATATACTGAGATAGTCTTTGACTTGAGGCAAGTCAATGTATGTATTTGTACCTAAATCTTCCTCAAAACGTTCCATAAATTACCACCTTACTATTAAATAAGGGGAGGCGTTTGACCGCCTCCCCCTGTTTTCTCAGAAATATTGAGTTTCTATTAACCTGCGTTAACGTTAACAGCGTAAGCGTAGTTAGCAGAGTTAAGTGCAGCAGATGCAACAGTTGTAAGAGCATGGAAGTCAAAACGAGTTGACATATACATCGCTGTTACCTGCTGGCGTGGTTCGTACTCGGACTCGATTTCGATACCGCGACGTTCTGCGATCATGAAACCAGGCTTATAAATAAGAGAACCGATTTGGTTGCCTGTTGTACCAACATTGTCAAGGAATTCGGATACTACGATTGGAATACCGTATACCGCGCCTACAGAACCTGTTAGGTAAGTAGCGTTTGGACCGAATTTGTCAACAGTCTGGAAGTCAGATGTTGTTACTAGGTTGTTATAACCTTCAATAGAAGTAACGTATACTAGATCGTTACCTAATTGTAGGCCATATTTACCCATTGCTGTACGAGCAGCAGCGATATCTGATGGGTCAGCTTTATCGTTTGCAGAGCCAGTAGCGACCTCTAGGGAAGCATCATCAGCTAGTTTTACAACACCTTTTAGAACAGAAGCATAACCTGTACCAGCTGTAATAGCGTTGGTTGGGGATGCTGTGAAGCCTGTTAAAGCGCCAGTACCACGTAGAATAGATTTGTCAATTGCGCGGGCTAGACGACGAGTCGCAGCTGCACGTAAGAAATCTAGAAGTGGTAGTACTGTATCTTCTTCTTCGTCTTTAGCTAAGTGAGTTGTAGCCATAAACTTGTGTGGTGTAAAGTCCACAGAAGAGATTGTGTTTTGGTTAGAAGTTGGGACGTTAGTAGTGTCTCCAATACCAGTAGCATAAGTACCGGATTTGAACATCGCTACATCACCATCAGTATCTTCATCTGCAACTGGTACGCGGAAGTTTTTAGCATCTACTGGTAGACGGTTAAACATTGGTGCAATAACTAATTGCTGTTCCATTTCTGTATAGATGTTGGAAGAGAAGTTAGATAGGAATTGATCTACAGATGTAACTGCTTTCATACGTTGACCGTAGTTAGTATCAAATA